TTGCAACTAAAGGACTTAAAGTAGATAATGCGTCTGCATCAGTAGATTGAACATTTACATCTAAAGGTTTTCTACCGATAATCTCTCTTAACTCATCTTTAGTTAAAATAGTTTGTAATGTTTGCTCACTAAAACTAGGCATGATTGGTTCAAGTTGTTTTATCTTTAACTTACCATTTACTGGTGCAAAAATATTAAATATTTGTTCTTGAACTTCTTGTTTTGGTGCTACATAAGTATTTGTAAATAAATTAAAAGCATCAATCATTTCAGCCCTGCCACCTAATTGGCCTTGCACCCTTACGCCAAATATCATTGGTGAAGTAATCTTGTGTCCTACAAATATTTCTTGCTGGATTGTGTCGTTTAAAGCGTTATATTTATCTTGAAAATTGCCACTATCTAAGTCTTGAATAATCGCTGCTCTATCTTTATCATCTGCAAAGTCAATAACGATTGAACCGCTGCCATCGGTTGAAGTAAACTTGCTTTTTAACATGCGCTCAGTTTTCTTCATTTCATCATCTGCAGGAACTCCATTTACAAAAGTAACCATCTTACTTCCTTTGAATGAATTTTGAATTTCTGCTCTATGAAAATTTGCAATTTCAGCATCAGTTATTATCGCAGGAACTGCACCAATATATTCAGGTAGTGTATATGTTTTTAAGTTTGGTCTATACGACTTGTAATAATAAACGCTTTCAGTTTGGTTTTTATTTGGGTCATAAGCAGGGTAAGTTTTAAATTTAGGATTACTATTTTCGTTACCGCTTATATCCAACCATTCAGAACTATGGTAAAACTCTGTATTATCTTCATTACTCCTAATATCGCAGTAATCTAAATGAAATATTTGAACTCCTTTTTTGCCTTTTGTTCCAACTACTTTTAAATAACAACCACCAAATAACTCATTATCTAAAATAGTTTTTTTCGCTAAATCGTTTAATGTTTCGTATTGATTAGGGTTATCTATAAACGCTTGCAATGCTGCTATTTCTTCGCCTTGCATTAACGATTGGTCAAATATCCAACCTTTACCAGCAATGTATAATTGTTTACTTGTTATAATAGCGTTGTGTTTTGCGCTACGATTAAACAATAAAACTAAGTATTGAGGGTAGTTATTCTCTTCTCCATACTTCACCCATTCCTTTTGTTTTTGTTCAACAAATTGCGGGACTTTATCGTTACTAAATTTTAACGTAATTATATTGTTTTTATAACTCATTTATTCAGGTTGGTAAACTATGTTAGTGTCAGATTGAACTTCATATTTTGCGTATTCTTCGGCTGCAAATACAACATCAACTATTCCAACTTCAACTGTTTTGTCAATAAAAGGAATTGCATCTACTGCGCTATCTAATCCATCTAAGCTAGTTAGTGTAGTTTGGTATATTTCATAGTCATAAAATCCCTGCAAACCTAGTGTAATATAGCCTTGTAGTGTTTCAATAGGTGATATGTTGTTAAGCTCAATTAATGTAAACTTATTGTACCTTTCTTTAAATAGGCTTGCATCTTCGCTAATAAACCAATAGGCAACATTTGAAGTTTGATTTACAAATTTAAATAAGTAAATAGGATTAGGCAAATTTGATTTTTCAGTTAAAGTAACTGTTAAAACATTTTCACTATTTTTTATAACTCTTAACACTACACTTAAATATAAATTTTGTAAAAGTTTGTTAAAATAAAAAAGCCAACTAAATTTAATCAGTTGGCTTTTATTTGAAATGTTATTAAACTAAACTAATAATGCTGCTACGATTGAGGGATCAACTTCTTGTGCAAATACTTTTTCCATACCTGCAAAATTTAAAGTATAACCATTAAACTCATTCATTGCTGCTCCACTTGTCCCAGTACCGCCAGTACATTCCATACCATTCGCACTACCAAATAAAAAATATTGACCGCTTTTCATTTCAACTATTATTGATGTTCTATTCTTAATAATTTGCTGTAACTTAAATTGCGTTTCATATTGCATTTTTAAGAACGTAGCAGTTATGGTTTGTTCATAGGCTACTGTTCCTATTTTTGGGTCAGTTTGAATATTGTTAGTTGTGCTATTTGCACCTCTAGGTTCTAAAGCATAAGTAAAATATTTTTTACCTGCTGTTTTAGTTATTGCTGTTACATAACCACTCGCATTTTCAGTTATCGCTGTAATGTTAGATTGTTCTGTTATGTATAAATTCTTTATACCGCCTACTGTGTCTTTACAGTCTAGCGCATATCCTGCTACTATTGCACATGCCATGTTTTTAAAAGGGGTTTAAAGGGGGCTATTAACCCCCAAATGACTATAAAGTGAACTTTACTATTTCTTGTACTTGCGATACTTGAACACCCATTTTAAAACGATATTTAAAACGAACTAAATCAAAATCTTCTGAGTACCAAAATTTGAACTCTTCTTCTTCATTTTCTAAATCTACACCTAAGAACATATTACTATCACGCAATGCGTAAATAGCATTGATGTTATTAAGTCCTGGAGTTGATACAACTGTTACGTTAGTACCATGAATTTTCATTTCGCCTAATGCGTTATCAGTTGCAATGAAATTAAACAAATTTGCATTTGTTAATGCTAATTGGTATAATCTAAAAATGTGAGTACCAACATTAACTCTTAAATCTGCTTTGTCTAAAATTTCAATCGGAATTGCTGCATAAACTGCTTGCATTACGCTGATAACATTTGCTGCTGTAATTGCTGTTACTGCTGTTCCAATAAAAGGAGTTGCATTTGCTTGAACTGTTCCACTTGCTGCATTAATTATCTTAACTAAACCATCAAATTGTTTTAATTGAGAACTAGCTGCTGCTGTATCACCTTGCCAAATTGCTTTCTCGGTATCTTCTTTAGTTGTTCCTAGTACAGTTTCAACAAAAGCAGCATCAATTCCACCTGGCAAAGCATCGTAATTACTGCCTGGAGATAGTAATAATTGAGTGTATTTAGTTTCTAAATCATTAATACACCATTCTTTATTTACTTTTACTCTACCAACTGTTAAAACTCGTGCTGAAATGGTTGTATCTCCACTTGCAGAAAACCCACAAGCATCGCCATTTTGCCAAATTAAAGTGTCAGATAATGCAGGAACTTGAACAGTTGATTTAGTTCCTATTAATTTTTGCATTCTTGATGCTGTTTTCGGCTCAAAAAATGAGCGTGTAATCAACATGTTTTCATTTGTCTTGGTATATGCTGCAAGACTTGTTACGTTAAAAGCCATTGTTATTTATTTTTGTTTTTTTTAGTTTTGATTTGTAAATTTTTTATATGCTGCCATTAACTCAACTGCATTTTGTTTTTTATCTGCTTTGCTAAAAGTTGAATGTTTTGGTTTTTCAATTGGTGCTGCAGGTTCTTCAGCTATTTCATCAATGATTACTTTAATTGCTTCAAACTTTTCATTTGCTGACTTAGTTGTGTTTGCAATTGTTTCATCAATAGAAGTAAACTTACTTTCGTACGCTGTTACCTTTTCACTCATTGCACTAAAGTTAGCTTCTAATGCTGTAAAACGCTCGGTTAATTCAGCTAATACTTTAGCCATTTCAACCTCAACTTCCGTTTCAGTTTCCTTTTTTGCGCCCTCAATCTTAGTAACTAAACCGCCTACGGTTGTAACAATAGTTCCATCTTCAAGTTCATGTGGTGCATCAGGTGCTGGCATTTGATTACCATCAGTTACTACCATAATAGCAGTTCCTTCGGCTAATTCGCCATCCCACATGATCTCAGTTCCATCTTTTAATTTTGCACTTTCAAATTTTTCAATCTTTGCAAAATCCATGTTCAATAATTTGCCAATTTGCATCAATGCTTCCTTAGCTGTTATTTTAGGTTTATTCATTTACGTTTTTAATTATATTAATTATTTCTTCAATTATACTTTGTGGCTTTTCATCAATCTTTACAGTTTTAAAAAGTCCCTCAACTGAAAATCCTTTAAACTCGCCTGACTTTATAAAGTCGTTCCAAATTTCATCGTTATCAATTTTGTAACTTCCAAACCATGAACCATCAGTTAGACTATATCCTTTTGGGGCTAATACTCCACGTTTCTCATCAATTAAAAAACTTTCAATCATATACACTCCATCAATCATTTTGTCGCTGTCGTGCATTTCATTTACTAAGTTTGATTTGCCTTGTTTAAAAAACTTGTTTCTTAAATTGTAAATGTCCTCTTTTTGGAATACTCCATAATATTCGCCACTTTCATCACGTCTATAAATAGGTAAATCAGCAACCATTAAAGGACCAGATATAATCCTTTTTTCGTTATCTGCTTTAAAGGAATATTGTTTTGAATTAAACGCTTGCCAATTCATCTCGATTGCAGGAGTATCAACAAAGGCCACCGCTTCCAATTGCGCTTCATCATCTTCGCCTACTAAAAATCTAAATATTGGTAACTTCTCCATTTTGTTAATAAATATAATTATACTTTTTATTTGCTTTTTAGCGTATTGTAGCCTTACGAATAATGCCTTTTACTTTATTTTGTGTTTGGGTTATGTCGGTTTCAGTTACTATAACCTTTTGCACTTCACCTTTATTGGTTGTCGTAACCTCACTATTACCGCCCAACCTTGCACCGCTAAATGATTGCGGAATACGTGGTGCGCTTGGTGCTACACCTGCACCCCCACCTCCGCCACTTCCGCCACTTGTACTCGGTATTGGTGTATCAATAATATTTTTTACCGCTGCAAACCCTGCTACTCCAGTTGCTATTGCTTGTGCTATTGCATAACCTGGAATTGGTACTCCTGCAAATGCTGCTAGTGTTTTTGAAATAGCTGTATAAGTCGAAATGGTTGCTTGTGCTATTGCCAATGCTTTGCCCTCTACTGTTGTTTTACCTAGTAGTCCACTAGCTGAATTTAAAATATTTGCATAAGCATCTAGTTCTAATAATTTAGCTTCATTTTTTTCTTTTTCAATTTGTATTTCGGCTGCTTTTTGTTCTTGAAGTACTTGTATTTTTTGCGATGCTAATGCTCTATTTCTGTCTAATTCCTTTTTGTCATCTTCTTCTTTTTTCTTTCTATCTTCTTCTTTATTAAAGGCTACTATTTCATCAATAGCTTTTTGTGCTTCTAAATTACCCTCTTCAACTTTTAATATATCTTTTGCCCTTTGTTTATTCCAATCTTCTTCTTTTCTTTTTTCTTCTTTTCGCTTAGCTTCTTTTTCATCTGCATATTTTTTATTAATATCAGAAATGCTTTTTTGGTATTCGTTTTCAATTAATAGTTTTTCTTCTGCTAACTTTCCACTAGCAACTGCTTCATCAACTTTTCTTTGCTTTTCAATTTTTGCAAGTTCTAAATCTAAGTCTTTGCCTTTTAGTTTTAATTTTGCTTCACGCTCTCGAGTTGAGTTGCGTTCATCGGCTGCTTTTTTAAATTCGTCATGTCCTTTTTGGACTGCTTCTTGCATTTCCTTAGTACCTAATTTAACCTCATCAATAGTACCAGTAATCATGAATTTTAAATCTTTCCAATAACTAATAATTAAAACTAAAGCAATTGCTACACCGCCAGTAATCGCACCTAACATAGCTGCACCAATTGCGTTTAGTGATGGAATAATTTTAATTACTTGCGCCCCTAATAATTTAAATGCATCGCCCATTCCTAACAATCCATTTAAGCCAGTAGCTAAAGCAATTGCGCCTTGTGTTTTAGCCATTACTTTGTTTAAGTCTTCGCTTTCAGAACCCATTAAAGCCATAGTACCTTGTAATGCTGAAAAACCATTGGCAGCTATTCCAACTACTCCTGCAAGTGCTTGAAATTTAGCTTCAGGGTTAAAGGCTGCTACTGTATCTTTTACATCAGATATCTTATCTTTTAATTCACCTGCTTTTGATGCTGCCTTTATAAACGCTTCACTGCCTTGTTCAAGTGTTCCAAGTTCGTTTGTAATTGCCCTTAATTCTGCTTTTAAACTTTTTACAGAACCAACTGAATTACCTACCTTTACTTCGGTATCAAATATTATTTTTTCGTTTGCCATTATTGTATAATTCTATGTAGTCTGTATTCTAATTCAATTAATGCTTTTCCATTTCCACTAGTTCCTAAGTTTCCTGCGCTGTGTATCTGTACTGCTAAGTTTTTAAAGGGTAAATCGT